TCAAATAATACGGGTGCGTTAAGTAATATTATGAACGAAATAGTTGCTATGGTAATGCAGTTTGGCGATTGGATCGCCACACACGGTCCAGATATTCAGGAAGGTATCCAAGATTTCTTTAAAATTATTACCTCTGTCATTAATGCTATTATTTCTGTTTTTAGATTTATACACAATAATTGGGATTTCATTTCGGCGCTTTTCTTTGGTATAAAAGCAAATCTTATACCTATTATTGGGGCATTGGAATTCTTGTTTGATGGTCTTAAAGCATTGATGCAAGCAATCGCTGGGCTTTTTGAAATTGTACACGATATAGCTGAGAAATTTGATTTCTTGGGTTCTATCAAAACTCCTAGCGAAACTTATTCTCTACCATCAACTAGAACATTGACCGAACCGAGAGAAAATGTAGAAATTGGGCCAACAGGAGCCAAGTTATTAGGACCATCCAATGCATCAAATACTCAAAATGTATGGTTAGATATTCATAACGAATTGAAGAAACACGGCGAAAAGCTCGATAGTATTGTTAATGCTACTTCAAATACGGCTGATGCATCCAATAGAACATCAAGATTGACCAAACAAATTGCACAAACTGCGTAACTGAAAAGGTAAATAGATATATGATAGAACAACTTCAATTGTTCCTAGAATTAAATAAAAAGGAAGTATAATATTGTGGCTTGGAAGAAGTATTTTCGTAGTGCTAAATCATATCAGCCGGGTTCAGTAAGCCCGTTAACTAGACGAGGTGGAAGAACTAGTGGCGAAGAAGCAGTTGGTATTTTAAATTATCCTAATTTACTTCAAGAAAGCTATATGGGTTGCCCAAACAGAGTTGAGCGATACCAAAATTTTGAAAGTATGGATCAGGATAGTGAAATTAATGCGGCTCTAGATATTTTAGCAGAATTCAGCACACAGAGCGGCGAAGATGATCAAATATGCTTTGATATTCAATATAAAGAATCACCAACAGAAACAGAATCCAAAATAATCAAAGAACGATTATATAATTGGTATTACTTGAATGAGTTTAACAAACGCTCGTTCAAAATGTTTCGTAATGTATTGAAATATGGCGATCAAGTTTTCCTTCGTGATCCCGAAACCTTCAAATTATTCTATGTTGAGATGGATAATGTTATTAAGGTTATTGTTAACGAAAGTGCTGGCAAAAAGCCAGAACAATATATCATTCGTAACATCAATCCGAACTTCCAGAACCTAACGGTAACACAAGTTACCTCTCAAAATTTGTATAATGTTATTCCAAGTGGTCCTGGCTTTACTGCACCAACGGCTGGATTTAATATGCCTAATACTCCATATTCAAGTAGTAGCCGATTTAGTCACGGACAAAATGAACATGCAATTGAAGCACAGCATGTATTACATTTATCGCTAACAGAAGGCTTAGACCCTAACTGGCCATTCGGAACAAGCATTCTTGAAATGGTATTCAAAGTTTTCAAACAAAAAGAATTACTAGAAGATAGTATTGTTATCTACAGAGTGCAACGAGCGCCAGAGCGTCGTGTATTTACAATTGATGTTGGCGATATGCCAAGTCATCTTGCGATGGCTTTCATTGAAAAAGTAAAAAATGAAATCCACCAACGTAGAATTCCATCTGTGGCAACTGGCCAACAGAATTTTATGGATTCAACCTATTATGCTCTAGCACCAAATGCTGATTTCTTCTTCCCACAAACAGCAAGTGGTCGTGGATCAAAAGTTGAGCAATTGCCTGGTGGTCAGAATCTTGATCAAATCAATGACTTGTTGTATTTCAATAACAAAATGATACGCGCACTTCGTATTCCAAGTAGCTACTTGCCATCAGGTCCAGACGAAAGCGCACAGCCATATAGCGATGGTCGTGTTGGAACGGCCTTAATTCAGGAATACAGATTCAATCAGTATTGCTTGCGTTTACAGAGACTTATTTGTGCGCCACTTGATTTGGAATTTAAAGCATATTTGAAATGGTGCGGAGTTAACATTGATTCAAGTATGTTCCAACTCCGATTCAATCCGCCACAAAACTTTGCTCACTATCGTCAGGCAGAATTGGATGCTACCAAGATTGGAACATTCACACAACTTGAAGCATACCCATATTTTAGCAAGCGATTCTTGATGAATAGATATCTTGGAATCACGCCAGAAGAATTGAATGAGAATCAGAAACTATGGCGCGAAGAAAACGAAGAAGCTGTTGCATCTGAATCAGAGCCAGTTTCAGCTAGAAATATCGGACTTACCCCAGGTGGAATTCAGTCCGATCTTGATACATTCAACGCAAATGAAGTACCCGAAGGAATGGAAGAAGGTCCAGCTGGTCCAGAAGCACCAGAAGGTCCAGCGGGTGGTTCTCAAGTACCAGAAGCAGGAGCGCCTTCAACAGCAGGAACACCTCCTCCACAACCGCAGTTTTAATGACGTTTTAACGAGATTGCGATAAATACGATTGATGGTGAAATAAATGAATATCACTGATATATTTGAGCAAGATGAATCCGAACAACGAGATGAATATATGAATCCCGCACAAGATAACGAAGTTCCTAAGTTAAATGATCTTCGCAAAGTAAAATTAACATTGGGACAAATCAATCGTTTGCGTTTGATTAGAGATGTAAGAAATTTTGAATTAAAAAATAATCTCGAAAATGTTAGACGGCAATATGGCCGTCCAGCCGAAACCGAACCCGGAGTATAATACAACTTAGCTTAGATTTTGAAATGATTTTATACATTAATGTCTGGAGTATATAAATGATATTTCCGAATCTTTTTAAACCACCGATCATTAATGCATATTGGTGGAATGTAAGGCCAAATTTTGGAGATGCACTAGCCCCTTTTCTTTTAAATTATTTTGCTGATATAAAACATGTAAAAAGAGAAACAATTTCTCGTTCATTAATTATATCAATTGGATCAATTTTGGAACACGTCCCCCCAGAGTGGGATGGTTATATAGTTGGTTCAGGCAAGTTAATAGAAAATTCAAGATTAAATGGCTTTGGAAGAACTGCAAAAATTTTAGCATTACGAGGCCCATTAACGGCGCGAGGTTTTAAAGGTAATTTTGCTCTTGGTGATCCTGGTATTCTCGCAAATGAATTAGTTGGCCCTCAAGAAAAGAAATGGGATTTAGGGATTGTTCCACATTGGCAAGATACCGAATTAGCGGATAGATTTATAAAACTTATTCCGTCTAAATTTTCTTGTAGAGTAATATTACCATCTATGTACCCCCTTGATGTTATTCGTGAAATTGGATCGTGTAGGAGAATCGTAACTTCTTCGTTACACGGTGCTATTGTGGCCGACTCCTTTGGCGGAATTCCTAGACGAATTGAAGTATGTAAGAACTTATCATACGATGGAGGATTATTTAAATTTAAAGATTACAGTGAATCTATTAAAACTACATTTGAAATTGGAAAAATGACAGAACCTTCTAGATTTAGAATTGAAGATGTTAAATTTCAAATTTATGATGCATACCGGGAACTTAGTCGGGAGATTAAAAAGTTATGAAATGGCAAAATAAAATAAAATCCGCCAAATCTAAAATACTAAAGAAAAAAGGATACGGAATCAGTATTATTGTTCCATTTTATTGTCCTGATAAAAATAATCCACGCGCTAAAAATTGGGACTGGTTACAACGATATTGGAAGGCTCAATTACCTGGAGCAGAAATTATAGTTGGAATGGATTATAAATGTATGGAAGATAGTTCTGTATCATTTTCTAAATCATGCGCAATAAATGAGGGCGTAAGCCGGGCTAATGGCGATATTCTTGTTATAGTTGACGCAGATGGATATATTGACGCTGATAATGTATTATATTGCGCAAATGAAATACGAGATGCACGAAAAAACAAAAAGAAATTATGGTTTATTCCATACAGGAGATTTTTTAGATTAACAGAAGATGCCACCCAAAAAATATTAAAATCATCTCCTGAATACCCGTATCACCTTACAAATCCTCCTAATAAAAAAGATATATTAGTTATGCCTCGCGATGAAAAAATATCTGCTCCGTTGTTTGAAATTGATGTTACTGGTTCTGCTTTTGGTCATTGGTATGGTGCCTTGATTCATATTGTGCCATCTGAAGGATTTGAGATAGTTGGTGGATGGGACATAAGATTTAGAGGATGGGGTGGGGAGGATCACGCCGCTATGAGAGCAATGGATACTCTTTATTGGCCGCATAAAACTTTGCCATCTCCTGTATTTCATATGTGGCATCCATTTACCCACGATAAGGTAAAAGTTAAAAATAGAATATGGGAAAATCAAGCAGATAGCGGCACTAACGATAGTCTATCTCATAGATATTATTGGTCACACGGTAATATAGCAAGAATGAGAAAATTGGTAGATGAATGGAAAAATGAATAAATATTACAGAATTTGGGTCTAATTTGAAGAATTACCGTAAAACTTCTAAATATAACAGGAAGTTTTTAGTTAAGGAGATATACAATGGCATCAGCAAAATTTGACAAATTAATTGAATACGTTATTGCTAATGACGATAAAAAGGCTCGTAGCCTATTTCATCAGATCGTTGTTGACAAGAGCCGTAAAATTTATGAAGCGTTGGATATGGATAACACCGAACGCGCATTTGACGACGTTGAGGCCGATCACACGGCATCTGGCGAACAGGAATTTGGCGGCGATGCTGCCGATGACCTAGAAACCGATGTTTTTGCTGATGGTGAAGTTGACGGCGGCGAAGAACTTGAAGGTGAGGGCGCGGAGTTAAATCCAGAAATTGATGATCGTGTTGCCGATTTGGAAACCGAATTTGATGCTTTGAAGGCTGAGTTTGAGGAGCTTTTACAGGCAGAAGAAGGCGGCGAAGATTCTAGTGAAGAAGAAGTATTTGATGACGGCGAAGGTGAATTAGAAGGTCTTGATTCTGCTGTTGCTGATGAAGAAGCAGGAACAGATGAAGAAGAGGCTGGAGAAGAATCCGAAGAAGCTGGAGAAGAAGAAACAGAAGCCGGAGAACACGAAGAAGAAGCTGGAGAAGAGGAAGAGGAAGCCGGCGAAGAAGAGAAGGAAGAAGCCGTTGATGAGAGCGTAATTAAGGAGTATGTTCTTAAGGTAACTAAGGGGCTTGCTAACGAGAAAGAAGAAGGGTTCGTTAATACAAAGTCCGTTAATGCTGGAAAGAATGATATCGTTAAGGGCGTGGATGCAAAGAATCTCAATCAGGGTGGAGAATCCAAGGGTCGTCCAAATCCAACAACAAAGGAAATGACAACTGATAAGATTGCCAACCGTCCAGGTGCAGATTCTGGCGTTAAGTCCTTGAAGCCAGCACCAAAACCAGTAACAACGAAGGAAGAAAGCGGCGTTAATACGAAGGCCGTTGAATCGTAAACTGTAAAGTTAAAGATAACCAAATTTAGGCGATGACTTTCATCGCCTATTTTTGTCTCTATAGTATGTTTGGGCAAAAGTTGATAAATAATAAATGAATAAAGAGGTAAATTATGTAATGAAAACCTTAACACAATTACTAGTTGAAGATAGAAATATGGTTGTAACTAATGAAGTCACCGATTTTCCAAAAGCCGGTCCATTAGGACCAGTTATGAGAATAGGTAACAAGATTAATCCTGAGTGGAACATGTACACCGCCGGTTATAGAAAAGCCGCAAGAGAAATTATTGAATTTGTTAAAACATATGATATTCCACATAACAAAGAATTAGCACAACAACTATATTGGAATTTTTTAAAGTAACATAAAGAGGCAAATTATGAGTAAACAAATTCTAACAGAATACCAAAATCCTTCATCAATGTTAACAGAAATCGCTGAATCTACCGATGCTTTTGGTCAAAAGCAGAAAGACCTGTTTATGAAAGGTATTTTCATTCAGGGTGATGTTCGTAATCATAATCAGCGCATCTATCCGGTAAGTGAAATTCAAAAAGCCGTTCAATCATTGAATAAACTAATTGAAGATAATGTAACTGTGTATGGAGAAGCAGATCATCCTGCTGATTTGAAGATTAATTTAGATCGTGTTTCCCATATAATCACGTCGATGTGGATGGAAGGAACTGATGGTTGTGGTAAATTGAAAATTCTTCCTACTCCAATGGGCAATATAATTAGAGCAATCCTTGAAAGTAAGTGTAAATTGGGAGTTAGTTCACGAGGATCGGGTAATGTTAACGAAAGTACTGGTTATGTAAGTGATTTTGAAATCATAACGATAGATGCAGTTTGCCAACCGTCGGCCCCGTCTGCCTATCCAAAAGCGGTTTATGAATCTTTATTAAATTATAGACGTGGCGGGTCAGAATTATTAGAAATGGCCTTTGAAGTAAATTCAAATCAGAAAATTCAGAAGTATTTTCAAGATGAAATAACTCGGTTTATTAAGGAATTGAAGAAATAATGAGTCAAGTAGCCCAATCCCGACAACAAACCAACGCCTTTGTTTATAAATGGACACAGATATCAACAGGTAAATGGTATATTGGTTCTCATTCAAGAAAAGGCAGTAATCCTAATGATGGTTATATTTGTTCAAGCAAAATTGTGAAGCCATTGATTTTGAAAAATAGCAAGGATTGGATACGAGAAATTATTTTTCTTGGGGAGCCAAAAGAAGTTAGACAGTATGAAACTAAGTTGTTAGTTGAATGTGATGCGGCACACGATGTAATGAGTTTTAATCAACACAATAGTGATGGAAAATTTTCAACGATTGGTAAAAAACCGTGGAACAAAGGAAAGAAAAATCCACAGGGATCACCGTGGAATAAAGGCTTACCATCTGAATTACAACCGTTTTATGGAAAAATAGCATCTACAGAAACAAGAAAACTATTAAGTGATCAAAAGAAAGGAAGTAAAAATCCGCAATTTGGAAAGCCGACTTGGAATTCGGGCTTAGTTTTAGGACCACAATCAATTGAATTAATTGAAAAACGAATCGCACCGCTACGAGGAAGAAAAAGACCACCTGAAGTTGGTAGAAAAGTTAGTGAAACTAAAAGAAAACACAATTTAAATAAACCAAAACAGTCGTGGGAAGAGATGTTTGGTATAGAAAATGCCAAGCAAAGAAGAGAACAAATTAAAAATCAACAACGTGATTCTAATGGCCGATTACTAAGGATAAATCAATGAAAACCCTGTTAGAAGAGTTAATTACATATCGGACAGTATTAACAGAATCAAATGAATATCAAAAATGGATATCCACTTTTAATAAGTTAAATGATCCACTTTCACCTAAATTGGATAAAGTTGAAAAACTATTGAATTTACTTGATAGATATGCTGAAAAAATGAATCAATTATCACAGCTTGGAAAGAGTACAGATCGGTATCAAAAAGTGATGGATAGAATTGAAGCGGAAGTATTAAAATATCCTGATGGCAAGAAACGATTGAATGCTTTTTGGAGTGATTATAATAACAGTTTTGATCCTGATTATGAAAATATGAATGAGTTAATAGATAATCTAAATTATATTGTATACCACGATGATTGGCTTGTAAATGTTTATTTTTCAAATGGTCATTTATGGATATGGAACACAGAAATGTGGAGTACTCACGGAGATGATCATAATTGGGGGCCGACAGTAACAAATGCAGTGGTTTTATCAATAGAAAATGAAAAAGAAGGTCGTGGCGGATTTGTTCAGCTTATGCCAAATATCAAGGATAAAGCTACCCTAATAGATGCAGTTAATGAATGGTGCGGGTCTGTAACATCTAATGATGAATTCCAGGCTGCAATTCATACAGCGGTACTTTAAGGAGTTTGAAATGGCAACACTAAAAGATTATATTAAATTATGCGAAGATAAAAAGCCTCTTGTAGAAGCTCGCGGCTGTCAACGATGCGGGTCAGATAAAATTCTTGGTTTTTCTGGAAAATGCAGTGATTTATGTTTTGCCACATATAAAGGCGTAGAAAAAGATGGATATGTTCCATCAGGTATTGGAATTGATCAGAATGATGGATACGGCGATTATGTTCAAGGCGATCTATGTTTAGCCTGTGGTCAAATGCAGGGAAAATTCCCAATTCCAGATAAAAAAATTGCAGAAGTGTTTGGAAAAGAAGTAATAAGTAATAAAAGTACTAAGCCGAGAGACACGTCGGGATTCCGACTACGTGGGGATGGGACTTGGGAAGCAATTGGAAAAGAAGTAAGAAGTAATAAAAGTACTAAGCAAGTTATGCCGAGAGACCAGTCGCAATGGGACCCAGGAACATTTTTTAAAAGCTAATAATTGAAGGGGATTAAAATGACGAATATTACTTTAACAGAAGAAATCAAAAAATATTCTTCTATATTGAATGAAGCGTGGGATACAGAAACCAAGACACCCAAGAGCAAAAAGGGTATGTGGGATGGCTGGACTCTTGCAGAACTAAAAAGTGAACTTTCTAGTCTAAAAGGCAAGAAAGAAAAGACTGAAGCTAATAAAACTCGCGAAAAGCAAGTTATGTTTGCCATTCGTGCAAAACAGAAAAATAAATGGGGAAAAATTAAGGAATCGTCTTCTAAATCTGTTGCGGAAGATATTT